GCCTGCGACTCGATCGGCGCGCCGTAGACGCCCGCGACGTCGCCGGACACCCACTCGACGAGCTTGTCGGGGGTGACCGCGGTGCCCGGCGTGACCTCGGCCTTCCAGGCGAAGTAGTGGTCGATGTTGGCAGCCACGGGCTACTCCTTCGGATCGGCGGGGTCGGGGTCCGCTGCGGCGCGCTTGCGCGACGGGGCGGGGTCGGCGGGCGCGGGCGCCCAGATGTCGGTGAGCGCGAGGAGCCCGGACGTGCCGGGGTCGTCGCCGGACGGCGGGGTGCCGTGCACGAGCTCGTCGGGCAGTTCGACGACCTCGCCGTGGCGGGCCTCGATGCCGGCGACGCTGAGCGCGCCGTACGGGCCGACGTAGATGACGCGTGCCATGAGCGGCTCCTTCGTCGAGGGCGGGCGCGCGACGGGCGCGCGGCGGGTCAGGCGTGGCGGGTGTGGAACGTGAGCGTCGCCCGGGTCACGGCCTGCCAGCCCTGGTCGGTGCGCATCGACACCGGGCCCCGGCGTCGGGTGATCTCCACCCACAGGAGGCCGTCTTCGATCGTGAGGCCGAGCTGGAGGTTCGTGCGCAGCTCGGTGAACACGAGCCGCCACAGCGACCCGACGCGCAGCTCGGCGTCGCGGGCGGTGTTGCCGGGCCGGTAGCAGGCGATCACGACGTCGAGCGAGAACTCGTCGTCGTACTGCTTCGCCTCACCGGGACGGCCGAGGAGGGGAATGTCGAGGTTCCCGTCGACCTGGTCGAGGAACACGTGCTCGCGCTGCATCTGGTCGCCGGGGTGGCCGTAGTCGACGGGCACCGCCGAGCCGTTCTGGCCGGCCGTCGCGAGGAGCGGGCCGAGCACGTCGACGAGGCGCGCCTTGACGAGCGTGCGCAGGTCGTCGTCGGGGTACAGGTCGGCGGTCGCGCTCACTGGCGGTGGAACATCGACGAGCGCTGCGACTGCCACTGCAGCGGGCGTGACACCGGGACCTTCGTCGTGCCGCGCGACCGGCGGCTGTAGGCGTCGTAGACCGCGTCGACCTCGGGGATCCCGGTCGCGTACGGGCCGGCCGTCGCGAACTGGTACGAGCCGCCGGTCTCGTCGGTGTACGACGTGCGGCGGTCGAGGAGGGCCGTGCGCGACCGGGTGAGGTGGTGACGCAGGTGGAGCAGCGCGGCGTCGACGAGCGCGGCGGGGGGCGCGTCGAGACCGTGCTCGACCTCGACGACGATGTTGGCGCGGTCCTCGGGCCAGACGCCGCCGTCGGTGCGCCGGGCGGTGCCGTCCTCGTAGAGGGCGACGGCCGCCAGCTCCCCGGCGGTGAACGCGGTGTAGGTCGACGACCCGGCAGCGGCGAGGACGCGCACGGAACGCAGCGTGCGCGGCTCGGTGACGCCGAGCACGAGGTCGCGGGTGCCGGTGCCGTCGAGGATGAGGCGGGCGTACCGGGGCACGAACGCCCGGTCGCAGATGTCCTCGATGCGCCGCTCGAGCACGGCCCGGGCGGCGAGGATCTGCGCGTCGGAGAACGGGTTGACGGCCGACGTGTCGAGCGCGTCGTCGGCGTCGCGTGCGTCGGCGAGCGTGAAGAGGAACCCGCCGACGATTTCGTGCTGCGTGGTCCACGTCGACGTGCCGTTCGTCCACGTGGCCGTGAGCAGCTCGAGCGTGGCCGTCTGCGCGGCGGTCAGCGCGACCGTGTACGTCGACGTGCCGCCCGTGTGCGTCGTGGCGGTGCCGGCGGTGACGACGGAGACGCCGTCAGCTGCGGCGACGCCGACGGTGACCGTGCCGGACGCCTCCGCTGCGGTGCCGTCGGCGTCGGTCGTGGTGAGGGTGAGGGTCGCCGCGGCGCCCTGCTTGATGCGCTGGACGGCCACGGCGACCTCCTCTCAGCCGATGTGGGCGACGATCGTCGCGGCGCCCGACGTGAGGTCGAAGTAGAGCCCCGTCGAGAACCAGACGTGTGCGCCGTACAGGTGGGCGTCGGTCGTGCCCGACGCCAGTTTGATGACGTCGAGCAGCTGCCCGGAGGTCGACGTGCCGTCGTAGATCTTCACGACGGCCGCCGCGGACCCGGACGTCTCGTAGGCGATGAAGCCCGAGACGAAGCCGGGCCCGGTGTGCAGCTGGCCCGACGCGGTTGCGGACTTGCCGCGCGCCGGGTCAGCCATCAGCGGGCCTTGAACGAGACGCGCACCGAGCCGGCCGGGCACGCGAGGCCCGAGGCGGTGACGACCTTCTTGGCGGTGACGACGTCGCCGGCGGCGAGGTTGAGGTTCGCTGCCGTGCCCGAGACGGTGATCGTCTTCGGGGTCAGCGTCGTCAGGTCGGTGCCGGACGTGAAGTCCAGCGACGCCACCGACGTCGAGCCGGCGCCCGTCGTGCGGTTGTAGATGGTGAGGGTGAAGTAGTTGGTGTTCGCACCGGCCTGGGTCGTGTTCGGGGTGAACTCGACGGCGGTGACGGTGCACGCGAACGGGGCGCGGAAGAGGATCTGCTCGATCTCGGTTCCGGCCGTGGCGTGGCCCGGGAAGTAGGCGTCGCGGACGTGCGTGCCCGGGATGTCGTGGAGCGAGAGCATCGCCATTGGGAGGGGTCCTTTCGGGGTCAGAAGGCGGAGGGGGAGGTGGGCGCGCCCGCCACCACACGGGCGCGCCCAGGCGTGAAGCCCCGAAGGGTCAGGAGTTGCCCCGCGACAGGCCGCGGTGGTCGATGACGGTGCCGCCGTAGATGTGGCGGATCTTGTACGACACCTTGTCCGCCGAGAACGCCGAGCCCGCGTTCGGGTCGGACTGCGTGAACAGCTCCGGGTCGCGGCGACCGTTGAAGAACCCGATCTCGACCATCGGCACGACGGCCGGGTCCGCGGCGATCGCCCAGAACGTCGACGACGTCGCGTCGTAGAAGTCGAGGACGACGAGGTTCATGCCCTGGTGCAGGTTCGGGATGTTCGACGCGGCACCGGCCGGAGCGCCCGACGGCGACGCGACGGCGGACGTGACGAGCTGCCACGCGAGGTGCTCGAGCGTCGGGACCGTGATGAGCGTCTTCGGGGTGAGCGACAGCACGTCGTACGTGTCGCCGTAGCCGGCCTGCTTGCGCATCGCGGCCCGGGAGGTGTTCAGCGCGGCGGACGACAGCGCCGTCGAGGTCGTGTTCGAGTGCGACGAGTGGAACAGCGCGACGCTGTCGTAGGTGCAGGTCGGGTTGGCGATGATGCAGTCGTTCCACACGAAGCGGTAGAGCGTCTGCGCGGCCGCGATGCCGAGCTTGCGGGGGATGTTCTGGATCGCCCGGATGTCGTCGTTCGCAACCATCTCGAGGGTCATGTCCTCGAGGCCGCCCTTCTTGGCGAGCGCGTACGTGGCCTCCTCGTCGCCAGGCGAGGTGAGCGACTGGTACGTGCCGCCCTCGCTGACCGAGGAGAGGACGCCGTAGCCGCCCATGCGGGTGACGCGCTGGGTGCGGAAGTCGGTGATCGGCGGGCCGACCGTGGCGACGACGCCCTCCCAGTTCATCAGCTCGGGCCGGTTGTACTCGGCGACGGCGCGGCGGGTGATCGAGTCGCCGAGGATCTGCGCCCACGACGTCGAGTCGAGGGACTCCGTCGCGCGGCCCGAGTCGTACGACTCGACGCCCTCGGTCGTGCGGACCCGGCCGGACGACCGGATGATCTCGACGGCGAAGTCGCCGTCGAGGCGCACCGGGACGTTGCGGATGTCAGCGTACGCCTGGCGGATCGACTGGTAGCCCTCGCGCAGGTTGCCGGCGAGCATGGCGTCGAGCGCCTTCACCCGGTTGTCGAGGTCGTCCTTCGTGACGGCGACCGCCGGGTAGCGGACCTGGCCGCCGACGGTGGCCTTCTCGAACGACTCGGCGACGCGCCGGTAGCCCTCGACCTTGGCGGTCAGCTGGGCCTCGGTGAACGTGTCGGGCATCTCGGCGAGGATCGACTCGACGAGCTTCTCCGGCAGGCTGGCCGCGGCGACGGCCTGCGCAGCGACCGAGCGGGTCAGGATCGACGTCCTCGCGAACGTCGTGACCGCCGCCGGCGCGTCGGCGGGGATCGCCTCGGCCATGCGGATCGCCTCGTCACGGTCGACGCCGGCGGACTCGAGGAGCGACGCGTGCTCCGTCAGCAGCCCGTCGCGCTTCGCGACGTCTGCCGTGCGGAGCAGCGCCAGGAGCTGCTTGAAGTTCACGGTCCCTCCTTGGGGGTTCGTGTGGGTGGGGTTGTGCGATGCGACCATCCGCGTCGCACGGCCGCCCGCCGAAGGGTGGGCGACCACGTCCGCCGAGTTCACGGCGACGATCTGGGTGGCCTCGACGATGCGGCGCCCCCCGGCGCCCTCGACGAAGCGGTACCGGGCCTGCACGTCGTGGCTGATCCCGATGAGCGGGTCGAGCCCGGCCGCCTGGTTCACGAGCGACTGGTCGAGCGCCTCCGCGACGTGCGTTGCCGACGGCAGCAGCACGAGGTCGCCCTCGATCGCCCGCGACGTCGCCTCGACGTTGCGGTACGTGCCGACCAGGCCCGTGATCGCCGACGTGGCGAGCTCGGCGTCGGTGCGGTGGTGGTCGAACGCCTTGGCGCCCTCGTACATCGGGGCAGCGGCGCGCAGGACCGACTCGGTGTAGCGGCGCCCGTTCTTCGAGTCGCCGACCTGGACGATCTCGACGCGGAACACCCGGGCACCGGACGAGTCGACGCCCTTCGCCGCGAGGAGGCGGCCGTACAGCGTGTCGGTGATCGCGCGCCCCTCGGCCATCGGCATCGCGTCGCCCTCAGCAGGAGCGGCATCGGTCGGCGCCGACGCGGCCATGTCGGTCGGCACCGGCGTGTCCGTGGGCGTCATCGCGGCGGGCGTCTCGGGCGTCTCCGGGGCCTCGACGACCGGCTGGTAGGTCGAGACCTCGTACACCTCGGTCGGGCCTGCAGGGTCGAGCGTCACGGTGCCGTCAGCGTTCGCCGTGTAAGCGATCTGCCACATCTCGCAGCCGGACAGCTCGTACACGGCCCAGTCGGTGCCCAGGTCGCGAACCCACACGTACGGCTCGAGGCCGGTCGTCTCCTCGATCCAGTCCTTCACCGCCTCCGCGACGGCCTGGCGGATCGCGTCGAACGACCCGGCGACGACACCCTCGGTCGCCTGCGCGACCGGTGCCGGCGGCTCGGCGAGGACGTTGGTCACCTCGAGGCGGTCGACGTGCATGCCGACGTGCACGTCGGTCGGGACCCAGCCACCGCCCGAGCGCGCGTAGACCTGGATCTTCGCGGCGGGTCGCTGGTCGGTGCCGTCGACGCGCACCGGGACACCGGGCACGTGCGACGCCTTGTGCACCGAGACGACCTTGCCGCGACCGGACCCGCGCGACGCGCGCCACTGCACGAAGTCGCCCGTCTTCGCGGACGGGGCGAGCAGCGTCGTCGACTCGAGGAAGCGCGCGATGGGCGAGCTGGGCATGGGCTACTCCTTCGCCTTCGGGGGCCGTCCGCGACGGGGCGCCGGCTGCGGCTCGACGTCGTCGGCCTGGTCGTCGTCGAGCGGCTGGGCGTACACGGGGAACGTGCCGCGGTACTTCGGGTGCGGCAGGGTGAAGAACATGACGCCCGTCTTCCCCTCGCCGTCGGGCGTGTCGTCGGGGACGACGATCAGCTGCGATCCGTCGACGCCGCGCACGACCACGCCGGCAGGCGTGTCGGTCACCTCGGCGATCTCACGGGCGGGCACGCCCAGGCGCGCAGCGATGGCTTCGGTGTCCATGGTCATCCTCCGATGGGGGTGGTGGGTCAGATGGCGACGAGCCGCGGGCCGGACTTCTCGGCCTCGACCGCGATCGCGTCGGCCTGCGTCGGGTCCATCGCGAGCTCAGCCCGGAACGGCTGGCCCACGAACTCCTCCCACGCCTTCTGCGCGGCCACCGAAGCGGCCTGCGGCGTGAGGATCCCCTTGTCGACAAGGTTCCCGAGAGCGGTCGAGATGTTCACCATCACGGCCGCCTGGATCTGCGCGTCGGACGCCGCGACCTCGGGCCCCGTGATCCGCACCGTCTCCGCTGCGGGCACCAGCCCGACGACACGACCGGCCCCGTCGTACAGCTCGACCTCGGCCGGGATCCGGCCGACCGCGACGGCGCGATCGACGACGAACTGCGCGAACGAGGTCATCACGCCGAGCAGCCACTGGCGCTGCACCGACTGCACACGGCGGCGCACCGGCTCGGCCATCGACAGCGCCGTGGCCCGGTTCGCGCCCTCGGCGTCGGCAAGCCACGTCTTCGCGAGGCCGGTGCCGCCGGCGATCGTCGTCAGGACCGTCGACATCGTCTGCGTGTCCTCGGCCGCGCCCGAGTTCGCGACCTGCGGCTTCCACGTGACCGCCTCGTTGTGCACCTCGACGGTGCCCGACGGCGGCATGTGCACGCCGCCGCGCGCCTTGATGAACGCGTCGACGTCGTCCTGCGTGCCGTTTACCGTGACGTCCCACACCAGGTAGCGGGCCAGCGCGGTGCGGTCGATCAGGTTGCTCAGCACCTGGTCGTAATCCTCGATCTGGTCGAGGATCGTCGTGAGGAACGGCATGCCGCGCCGGTCGAACTCCGTCGAACGCCAGCCCGGCTCCCACAGCACTTCGCCCGTGCGCAGGCCCGTCAGGTCGTCCGGCCACATCACGGCGAGCCCGGGCTCTTCGCGGTCGATCACGACACGCTCGTGCCACAGCGGGTTGCCGTTGCGCAGCGTCACCGCCGTCACGCGCGACGGGTCGATCGGCGCGAACCGCACGATGCCCTGACCGGCGCCCTGGAGCAGCTGCCAGCAGACCTCGCCGTTCAGCATGAACGACCGGAACAGCAGTTCCTGCAGCTGGCCGAGACGGTTCGCCGGGTCGTTCCACCAGCGCTCGACGATCGGGCGCACGATCGGCGACGACACCTGCGGCGACACGCCCGAGTCGCCCACGCAGAACGCGACGTAGGTGTCGAGCACGGCGCGTGCCATCGGGTTCGCCCGGTACGCGTTCACGCTGTACGCCCGGGCCTTCTCGAGCGTGAACGACGGCATCTCGCGCCGCCACGTCGAACCGGCGCCCGCCGGCGCCCACCCGCGCGACCCGTCAACCGGGTCCGTCGCTCCGTAGTAGTTCCCGGCTGCGCCCGTAGCGGCCAGCTGCGTCGACGACGCCTCGGTGGTCCGTGCGCGACGGGGTGTCCAGATCGAGCGCATCAGCTCTCGCCCTCACGGCCGAGCGCCGCACCCGCGAGCACGAGCACGACGCCGGCGTAGACGAGCGCCCACCACGGGGACACGTGCGCGACCGCCAGGCCGACGAGGAGGGCGCCGAGCACCGTCAGGGAGTTGGACAGCATCGGCACCTCCTCAGATCTTCAGGCGGTCGGTCGACCGCAACGGGTTCGCCTGCACCTGCGCCATCGCCGACGCTGACGGGCCCGCGACCGGCTTCGGCTTCTCCGCCGGCACCGTCGCCAGCGCCAGCACCGCCGCTTGGTGGGCGAGCACCGCGGCTTGCGCGGCCGTGATCGGATCCCGGGGGTCCATCGGCTCGAGCTGGTCGCCCGCCTTCGTCTTGCGCACCGCGCACCGCAGCACGTGCCGGGACAGCACCTCGTCGCCCACGTGGCGCAGCTGGCCCGTCACGACCGCCGTATCCCAGTTCTCCAGCGCGACCGCCATGCGGGCGTCCTCACGCACCGGGAAGCGCAGCGCGACTTCCTTGCCCCACCGTTGCGCCCAACGGTCCACGTCGAAGTGCCAGCCCGACCACGGGTTCGCGAGCAGCCGCCCGACCCGCCACCGGTCGAAGCACGCCTCAACCTCGCGCTCCACCTCGTCGCGCGGCGCCTCGTCGTGCTCCCACACCCGCACCGGTTCGATCAGCCGGTCCGACAGCCGGCACGCGACCAGCGCCACGCAACGCTCGGTGCCGACGAACCCGAGCCCGACGCGCTCCTTCGCCGCGATCCGCTCGCGCGACGGCGCGATCCGCTCCGTCCACATCCGCCGGTCCGTCCACGCCCGATCGAGCGTCGCCTCGGCGTTCAGGTAGAACCGCAGCGCCTCGGCCTCCTTCGTCGACGGTCGGCGGATCAGGTCGATGATCGCTTCGATGTCCACGAACGACGCCGCCGACCCGTACACCGCCCGCAACGCCTTGCGCAGCGTCGCCCGCGACTGTTCACGCAGCGGCCGCATCGGGTCGAGGATCCCGGGTGGCAGCGTCGTGCCGAACCAGAGCACCCCGTCCGCGCCCGCCTCCGCGTCGCCCTTCAGCTGCTCGAGCACCGAACCCTGACCGGGGGCGAACCAGTTCGACGAGTGCAGCACCTGCGCGCCCGGGACTTTCAGCACGCCGCGCACCTCCGTGCGCCACAGGTCGATCAGCGTCGGCAGCACCCACAGGTGCGGCTCTTCGACCGCGACCGCCGTCGGCAACCCGCCCTCCTTCGACCGGGCCCTCGTCGAGCGCATCGCGACCGTGCCCCGATGCTCCGGAAGGATGATCCTCGTCGCCGACTCCGGATCACGCCCCACGTCCGGCTCGCCGTACTCCTCGAGCAGCTCTGGGCGGGCCGTGCGCGGATGCAGCGCGTACGCCAACGGTCGGAACGTGTTCCGGGCCTGCTCCTCGTCGTTCGCGTAGATCGGGATCGTCGCCAACTCCACCGGCCGCGCGACCGGGTTCCCGTTCGCGTCCCACCCGTCGAACCGCGACGGGCCGAGCGCCTGACACGCCACCCACGCGGCGGCGAGCTCGGACTTCGCCCACTGCTTCGGCTCGACGAGCGCCGCCTCACGGAACGCCATCTGCCCTTCGCGCGGGTGGCCGGGCGGGTGCACCTCGGCGAGCTGCCAGATGAACCGCTCAGCGTCGCCGTGCAACCGGAACGGTTCGCCGATCAGCGGACCCGGGCCGTGCGCGAAGAACGCCTCGATCCACTCGCACATCTGCCCGCCCATCGACGGGCGGGGCGCCTCCGGGTCACGACCGCGCTCGCGCGCCCGGGTGCGGCCCTTGCGCTCAGCCACTCGCGAGGAGCCAGTCGTTCAACCAGCAGAGCGGCGCCGGCGGATCATCCAGCCAGCTGAGCGAGTCGTCCTCACGACGCGCGTCTCTCGCCCACTCCGCCCACTCGTCTCGCGTCGCGTTGCGGACCTCGTTCACGCGCAACGGATCGGCGGCTGCTTCGACGAGGTACGTCACGTGCTCGGGGTGGAGCACCATGAGTAGCCGCACCGTCGTATCGCGACGCCAGCGCTCACCCGGCAGGAACCGCATGCTCATCGCCCCTTCGTGGTGGCGCGTCGCGGATCGGGCCGCGGCGCGGGTGCTGCTTGCGGGCGCGCACGCTGCGCACGCGCAGCCTCCGCCTTCGAGCCCTTGTCGAGCTCCCAATGCAGCCGGGCACGGTCGACCGGCGTCAGCCCGTACAACGCGCCCTGCATCCTCAACTCCGAGAGCGCCTTAATCGCCACCTCGGCGCACGCAACCCGTTCCTTCACGGCCAGGTCCTCGTCCGCCTGCGTCAACACCGCGAAGCCCTTCTCGACCGTGTCGACCAGGACCGCCAGTCGGCGCAGCCCGTGCCAGTCGACCTCCGTCCACTCGGTCGCCATCGGCGACGCCACCACGTCCGCCCACCAGCGCACCGTCGCCCTCGTCCACGACCCCGGCGGCAGCTCCCGGTGCGGCTCCGGCACGTGCTCAAGGTCCCCGGGCGCCACGACCGACAGCACCCGGGCGCCGGCCTTGCGGTTCGTACGCCGCCGCTCGGCGGCCGGCTTCGGCAGCTGCGGCATCGTCAGCCTCGCGAGGTCGGGGGATCCGTACACGCCCGTTTGAAGGTTGAG